ATCAAAGATAATAATTATATCGAGATGCGTGATGCAGAAGTTCTCCGTGAAAGACTGAATCTTGCAATGCAGGTAGATCCATTTACTGGTAAATACTATTCACAAGAATGGATTAAACGAAATGTTCTACGTTTGACTGATGCTGAAATAGCAGAGATGGACAAACAGATGCAAAAGGAACAAGCAGGACCTGTACTTGCACCTCCACCTGAAACGCAGCCGGTTGATAATACACAAGATGATGCGTCTGCAACTACTGAGTCAGCTACTCCGCAACTTGATGCAGAAGTAGATAAATACTCACTCAAATAAATACATGTTAAGGAGTCTTAAATGGACATAAGAAATTTTATAGATTTAGTTGGTTCAAATCAAAATGCAGAAGCTAAAGATGCATTAGACGAAATTCTATCAGGTAAAGCTTTTGAAGCACTAGAAGGTCGTAAACAAGAAATAGCTAGTTCCTTATATTCTAGTGAACAATCAGAAGTTTCTAATGAGGAACCTGAAACGGAAGAAGAATGAAATCGTTATTAGAGTTTAAATCTATTACCGAAGAAGAAAAGGCAGACTACTCTAAGTTTGATGCCTTGATCCGTGCTGGACTTGCAAACAAAGCACAGGTTCAACGTATTCATAAAATCTTAGATAAGATGGGTGAAGAACGTCCGGTATTTAACAATGCTGATCGTGCCATCATGCAAAACCTATTCACTAAAATGGTAGATTTAATCTCTAATAATAAACAGATTTTTACACAAGCACGCCGTGCTGTGCGTGAAGAAATAGAAGAAGGTGTTATTGATACATCCGATTACAAAATTGGTAAAGATGGTCGTAAGATAAAAGCACATCGTATTCAAGTTGGTAAACGTGATGAACCAGAAGATCAAAAGATTATGGAAGAGCCTTTGGCAATAAAGGATCCTCCTAATGTTCTTCTACTAAAAAGAATTACGACTAGACTGTTTCCTGACGGAACAAGAGTTGCATTATATTATAACAAATTATTAGATAAGCATTTTACCATACCATATGGTCCTGGTATTAATGCACCATTGCAAGCTGAAGAATTACAAATGTCGGCATTTGATTCTTTACAGATGGTTCTTGCAAATGGAGAAGATACAGAAATTTCATTTGGTAATGAATACCGTATAGTAAGTTTAGTTGAGGCACAGTCGTTAATACGTCTATATCATAATTTAAGTGAAGAAAACAAACAACGAATGATTAATCAGTTAGATAATCCAGAGATGTTTGACAAATTTACCGATTATGCATTGAAACAATGAACCTTATAAATGCATTACTAAGTAATGATGTAATTAAATTTAAAGAACTGGTTTATGAGCAGTTAAGTATTATTGCTGCTCGTAAATTAGAAGAAGAAAAAAAAGAAATTGCTTCTGCTCAATTTGAAGTAGAGTTGGAAGAAGGAAACATTATTACAACTGGACGTGTTCAAAGAATACGCCGTCGTATTAGAAGAAATAAAAAAGGTAGAATTGCAGTACAACGTAATGTACGCAGGTCTGCTATTAAAGGATACAGACTTTCTGGTGGTACCGTAAGACGCATTCCTGTTCAACAGAAAATGCACAAAGCCAGAATGTTAAAAAGGTATTGGAAAACAAAAGGTCGTTCAAAATTAAAACGTACCTTAATGAAAAGAAAAATGTCTATGAACAGACGCAAATCAATGGGGATAAAATAAAATGCCATTAGAGATTACCAACTCGTTAAGAAATCATTCTATTGCAAGGGCTACTGGTCCAGGAACATATACGATTGCTCTTAACGATCTAAGAAAAAATACAACAACCGAAGTTGTTAATACGGCTGATATTAAAAGAATAGTTTGGTCAACAAATGCTAGCATTACTATTGTACGTAATAGTGTAGAACTTGCATCTTTACATACTGCTGGTGAAATGCGTTTTGATGACTGGAATCACAGTCTTGCAAATAATAATGGTTCAAGCATTGTAATTACTATTGTAACTGGTGGAACAATTGTTTTAGAGTTATCTAAACAAGCATCGTTTAATGTGGATCCAGTAACAGGAGTAACACTATAATGAAACTAATTACCGAACAAATTGAGAACGTAAAATATCTCACAGAAAAAACTGAAGATGGTAAAAAGAAGTTGTACATTGAAGGTACATTCTTAGTGGGTGATGCAGTTAATAAAAATAACCGCATGTACAAGATGGACACCCTACGCAATGAAGTTAAAAGATATGACGAAGAATATATTAAGACCAATCGTGCATTAGGTGAACTTGGTCACCCAGATACTCCTTCTTTGAATCTAGAGAGAGTGTCACATAAAATTGTTTCTTTAGCAGAAGATGGTAACACATTCTATGGCAAAGCAATGATTCTAGACACACCATACGGTCAGATCGTCAAAAACTTTATTGACTCTGGTGTTAATCTAGGAGTATCATCCCGTGCTATGGGTTCTGTTACCATGACTAAAGAAGGATATAATCTGGTACAAGATGATTTAAGGCTTGCAACTGCAGCCGATATTGTTGCAGATCCATCTGCTCCAGGCGCATTTATCAACGGCATTATGGAAAATAAAGAGTGGTTGTTTGTCGAGGGACGTTTTGTGGAGATGGATATTGATAACGCCAAAAGACAGATCAAACAGGCATCTAAACAACAAATAGAACATGTAGCTCTGAATCTATTTGAAAATTTTCTCAGAAAACTTTAATTTTATAAATATTCAATCATAAAAGGAGATCCTTAAATGGCAACCAACAAATTACTAGAAGCAGCTGCTGATATTCTTGCCGGAAGCAAGAAGTCTGCCCCAGCTATGCCGACAGCAAAACTTCCAGGTACAGAAATGGACTTGGGCGGACCAACACCACAAAATGGCAAACCAGACGACGATTCGAATAAAATCGATTCGACTAAGGGTGCTAAGTCTGCAACTGCTCCAACGACAAAACCATCTGCTGCATCTTCGGATACTCAGAACCATCCACAAGGTGGAACTAAGACAATGAAGGAAGATGACGAACAAGACGAAGAATTAATTGCTGAAAAAATGCATGACGAAGAAAAGAAAGAAATGATGAAGAAGAAAATGAAAGAGGACGTTAATGCTCTTTTCTCTGACGATTCTACCATTTCCGAAGAATTCAAATCTAAAGCAGCTACAATTTTTGAAGCTCGTGTTACTGATCGCATTCAACAAATTGAAGAAGAAGTAGAAGTTAGATATGCTTCTATGTTCGAAGAAGCTGTAGAAGAAATCAAAAATGATTTGACAACTAAAGTAAATGACTACCTAGAGTATGTTGTTGAACAATGGTTGGCAGATAACGAAATCGCAATTGAATCCGGTTTACGTTCAGAAATTACTGAAGAATTTATCGCAGGACTACGTAATCTATTTGCAGAACATTACATCGATGTTCCAGAAGATAAAGTTGACCTAGTAGATGAACTAGCAGGACAAGTTGAACAACTGGAAGACAAACTTAACGAAGAAATGCAATATGGCATTGAGTTAAGAAAAGCTTTAATCGAATCAACCAAAAATGAAATCGTTCGTAACGTATGTGATGGTTTAGCGGCAACTCAAGTTGAAAAGATCAAATCACTCGCAGAGAGTGTAGAATTCTCCACAGAGGAAGAATACACAGAGAAACTTGAAACAATCCGTGAAAACTATTTCCCATCAGGAATTAGAAAAGCTGATGTGACACATTTGCAAGAACAATACGAAGATGCCGACAACGAAAAGAAAGTCATTCATGACCCTTACGTTGCAATGGTATCACAAGCAATTTCAAAAACAAAAATTTAAATAAACAAGGAGACTTATATGTATTTGTCAGAAGGCCTACAAACCAAATGGGAATCGGTGCTTAATCACCCAGAACTCCCAGCAATTAAAGATCCATACCGTAAAGCAGTTACGGCTTTGATTCTAGAAAACCAAGTTCAATCGATGCAAAAGGAAGGTCAAATCCTTACCGAAGCATCACCAACTAACTCTGCTGGTACAGGTGGTTTTGGTGGTGGCGCTACTGCAACAGGTCCTGTTGCTGGTTTCGACCCAATCATCATTTCTTTGGTTCGTCGTTCACTACCTAACCTAATCGCTTATGACGTTTGCGGCGTTCAGCCAATGACTGGTCCTACAGGATTAATTTTTGCAATGCGTACACGTTTTGGTACACAATCAGGAGACGAAGCATTCTATAACGAAGCTAATACTCGTCACTCTGGTGCTGAATCTGCTGCTGCAACAACTTATGCACTACAAGCTGATACAGCTGCATCAGACAACGTATTCGCAAACACAATTCTTGCAGGTCCTTCAATGGCTACAGCATCTGCTGAAGCTCTTGGTACTTCAGGTGCAGTTGCATTTGAAGAAATGGCATTCTCAATCGAGAAAGTTACTGTAACTGCTAAGACCCGTGCTCTAAAAGCAGAATACTCAATGGAACTTGCACAAGACTTGAAAGCAGTTCATGGTCTAGACGCAGAAACAGAATTGGCTAACATCCTTTCTTCTGAAATTCTTGCTGAAATCAACCGTGAAGTTGTTCGTACAATTTACACAGTTGCAAAAACTGGCGCACAAATTGGTACAACTACTGCTGGTACATTCAATCTTGACACCGACTCAAACGGTCGTTGGATGGTTGAAAAGATCAAAGGTCTAGCATTCCAAATCGAACGTGAAGCTAACTTCATCGCTAAGACAACTCGTCGTGGAAAAGGTAACATGGTTATCTGTTCTTCAGACGTAGCTTCTGCTCTAGCAATGGCTGGTATTCTTGACTATCAATCAGCATTGCAAGGTCAAGTATCATTGACAGTTGATGATACTGGTAACACATATGCTGGTACATTGTTCGGTCGTATGAAAGTGTACATCGATCCATACTTCCCAACTGGCTCATCAACTGAGTTCGCTGTTGTTGGTTACAAAGGTACGAATGCTTATGACGCTGGTATTTTCTACTGCCCATACGTTCCTCTACAAATGGTTCGTGCAGTTGATACAGGTTCCTTCCAACCAAAAATTGGTTTCAAGACTCGTTACGGAATGGTTGCAAACCCATTCGCAGAGGGTACAACCCAAGGTTCAGGAAACTTGAATCGTCAATCGAACTTCTACTATCGTGCAATCAAGATCGCAAACTTGATGTAATCAGTAGACAAAACATAATAATAACTATAAGATGTTTTAGAGGGATCTTCGGATCCCTCTTTTTTTCGCACATAAATATATACATCAGTTTCACTCAACCATAGAATATAACATATGAGTTCATGTTTACCAGGCGGTGAAGGTACGTCATTCTTACATGGGAATAAGTTTCAGTTAAACTTTGCCCGTGTACCATATCTTCAATATTTCTGTCAAGCAGTTAATCTCCCAGGAATATCTCTTGGTGAGATACAAAGGAACACCCCTTTTGTTGACATCTATTCTCCAGGTGAAAAGGCAATCTATGATATATTGAATGTAACTTTTATTGTTGATGAGAATTTAAAGTCTTGGTGGGAAATACATGACTGGATTCGTGCAATGACATTCCCAACTACCTTTGAAGAATATAAAGGTTTAAATCAACTATCACCTCTTGCAGATAAAGACTTTCCGCAATTCTCTGACGCACATTTAAGTATTTTAACAACGGCAAACAATCCGAACTATCGTGTTAAGTTTGTGGATTGTTTCCCAATATCATTATCGTCTATAATGTTTTCCGCAATGGATACTCCAGACAATATCATTACTGCCGATGCATCATTCAGATTTTCTTATTTTAATATTGACAAAATGTAACAAATAGTATATACTCTCCACATAGGAGATTACTTTATGAAACAACTTGATGAACTATTAGAAATGTGGCGCAAAGACTGTGACATTGATCGCACAGAACCAGGTAAAGCACTTCTAGACATACCCAAACTACACAGTAAATATTTGACTATTCTTTCCAAACATAGAATGTTAGGGAAGGAAGCTGAGTTTCAACTTAATCGTTGGAAGAAAACTAAATGGGAATATTATACTGGTAAGTTAGATGATGATGACTTGAAGAAGTATGGTTGGGAACCATTTCCATATACTCTCAAATCTGATCTTAATACATACTTAGATGCAGATGAAGATATTGCAAAGTACAAAGCAAAAAAATTAGTGCATGATGAAGTTGTAGATGTTTGTACATTCATTCTTAAAGAGTTAAACTCTCGCACATATCAATTACGTGACTTTATAACATGGGAAAGATTTATTCAAGGTGTCTAATATAATTCTCCACAAGCGTAACGAAGCATTCATACATTTTGAATGTGACCGTGGTACTGCACAAGAGTTAAGTGATTACTTTACTTTTTTTGTCCCAGGTTATCAGTTCATGCCTGCATTTAAAAATAGAATCTGGGATGGGAAGGTACGACTTGCAGACCTTCGTAACTTTACCATCTATCATGGACTAGTACCTTACATACAACAATTCTGTGAAGAAAGAGATTACGAATTAACGATTGATCCTAAAGTTAATTCTACAATAAATTACTCTGCAATAGAAGCAAAAGAATTTATTGATACGTTGAATCTACCGTATGAAGTTCGTGACTATCAATTAAAATCATTTATACAAGCAGTAAGAAACAAACGTATAATGATTCTCTCACCTACTGCATCTGGCAAATCACTTATCCTTTACATGATACTTCGGCATCTACAACATACAGATCATCAAAAAGGTTTGTTGATTGTACCAACCACATCGTTGGTAGAACAGATGTATAAAGACTTTGAAGATTATGGATTTGATTCGGATCAATACTGTCACCGTCAATATTCTGGTAAAGAAAAACATTCAGATAAATTTTTAACGATTACTACGTGGCAATCTATCTACAAGAATCCTAAAGAATATTTTGAACAGTTTGATTTTGTGTTAGGTGATGAGGCACATCAATTTAAAGCAAAGTCATTAACCACAATTATGTCTGGTCTAGAAAATGCATCGTATCGTATTGGATGTACAGGAACACTAGATGGAGCGCAGACACACAAGTTAGTATTAGAAGGATTGTTTGGTCCTGTATATAAATTTGTGACTACTGCGGAACTGATTGAACAAGGTCACCTAGCAGAATTTAAAATTAAATGTTTGATACTTGAATACCCAGAAGAAGTTAGGAAGATGGCAAAGGGTTGGGACTATCAATCTGAGATCGAATATATAGTTAAGAACCCGAAAAGAAATGAGTTTATTCGCAATTTAGCACTCTCACTTGAAGGTAACACTCTCATACTATTCCAGTTCGTTGAAAAACACGGAAAGGATTTGTATGCATCAATTAAAGAACACTCAAAAAATAGACAGGTGTTCTTTGTCTATGGCGGAACAGATGTTGAAATCCGTGAATCTGTACGCTTCATTACTGAAAAAGAAAACGATGCAATTATTGTCGCATCCTACGGCACTTTTAGTACAGGTATCAACATTCGCAATCTTCATAATATTGTTTTTGCATCTCCTAGTAAGTCAAGAGTACGTAACTTACAATCTATTGGTAGAGGATTAAGAATAGGAGATAATAAAGAATCAGCAACTTTGTTTGATATTGCAGATGATTTTCGTATTGGTAAATATACCAATTACACCTTGCATCATTTCATAGAACGTGTTAAAATATACGATGAAGAAAAGTTCAAATATAAGTTTTATAACATAGAGATAAAAAAATGACTAT